CCTGGATACTTTCCTTGCCCAAGTCCTGCAATACATTTGTTTCAATAGTTGCGTCAGAAGCCAATTTAGCGTACTCCTAACGTTAGAGTAAACTAAATCATTGAAAAGCGTTATTAAGCGTTTGCCTATAGCTTTTGTTTCGATGGCGCTTTAACAATGTGATGGTTTCGGCGCGCGTTCTGAATTTGGTTGGTTTCAGACACGGGCGGATCAAGGTTCGCCACGTACCACGCCGGAGGCAAATATTGGCTGCCGATAATGATTAGCTTGCCATCTACACGTTCAGCAATGCCGAACTTAAACATACATTCGAGGTAATAAGCCGCGTTACTGGGATGGGTATTAAAGTGTGCTGCTATCTCTCGGTGCGATGGACTATTGCCGTTATGCTCGATGCTATACGCGACACACCATACTGCAACCGCAAAGATTTTGTTAAATAAGTATCCATTTTTTTGAGGCATATCACTTTAAATGGTTCGGCCAATCATCTGGCATAATCGGCACAGGCTTAAACCATAGCCATGGTCTGAACCGTCGATAACGTCTCTGCTCACCTCGATACACTGCTGCTCTAATCTCATCAAAAACATCCGCGCGCATTACTAATCGCCATTCGAGGGTTGGACGATCAGCATCTTCGATAACAAGTATATGATTTGGCACGATTTCGCCATTAATGAGTAATTGCTTCTTTAACAACTGTCGCCTCATGTGTTTTGTAATTGAGTGTTCGAATGAGTATCGGGTCGCCAGTTATGGGACATGTTGCCCAATATTCCCACATCAATACAGAATCGTCATCTTGGATAGGTTGCGCAAATTTATGATACAACAGATTGTCGTGATCTTGATTGCACCGTGCGCAATGCTTTATACTGATGTTTCCTATAGTGAGCATTTTTTCCTTTATTCTGGTAAATACCTACGGCATTTCCAACCTTTGTGATGAGAGCGAATACCTTTCGCCACGTTAGACATATGACCTGTGCTAAGGTCATGATCCTTACAAAATTGACACAAATTAACAACCCTACTTTCCTCGCCGTTTGGATCAATGATAATCCATTCGCGCGATTTTGCTTGACTATTTTTCTTGCGGTGTTCTACAGACATGCTTTGTGCTGCAATACTCATCTTTTTTCGTACTTCAATAGATTTTGGTATGCCTTTACTCGGTGATGGTTTACCTTTGTTGTATGCTGGTATACCCTTATTCCATGTCGTTTGACCTTTGTGTGCAGCACTTAATTTGGCACGTGTCTCTGGAGACGGATGTTTGCCGGTATTTGGGGATTCTGCATTACGAGCAATATTAAAACCAATGTGTTTATCGAATGGCTTAAGCTCATTAATCCAGTATTGTTCACGCTCTAATATGTAAAACGGCATCACAAATTCAATTATTTGAAATGTGAATTGATCTTCGCCGTATTTGTTCCATGCATTTTGTAAATGGCGATTACTATGTAATCCTCGTCGAAGTTTCGACAAATGTTCGCGCCATCTCTGAGGCAAGTTGGAACTAGAACCGATATAAAACTTTCCCGTTGGCGTACATTGAATCCGATAGATCCCAGACTGAGGTATACTATTCATAGCTGTGCACTCCATTGCATAGGGCCGATAGATGTTAGTAGCATCGTGATCGGCGTTCATGTTAATCTAATTATACCCGATTTACTCGGCTAAATACCACATTGCCCTATCATGCGCCATACTGAGCGCCACTGCAAGATCGATCTTCAATGTTTGCGACCGCTTGATTATGCGAAGGGTGTTCTTGTCCTCAGCTGTACTGTTCGCGTTAACCAAGTGTTCGCGCATATCGCCAAAATCACCGTTGTGCATAATGTTCCTATCTCGGATCGCATCGTACAACGCTTTGTCGGCAATCATACGCGGTGAGTCCTGCTTGAATACCTCAAACGCTGCGATGCCCTCAACTGCCAACGCTGTACAAAACGAGTGCAGCTGATACTCATCATAACAAACAATCACCACATTGTAGCGCTGGCATATCGAACGTAACACACCTTCAGGATACTCTATATCGTAATCAGGGCCGGGCTCTGCATCAGGACTGCGATACTGCAACTTGCCGTTGTGTGGTAGCCACTTGCGAGCATAGCGTAAAGCCGTTTTATCACCGTGCCGACTGACGGCCACGAGGGCGAAACAGTCATTGCTACAGCTGCATCCATGCTGACCACAATTTCATTATTACCCAGCTCTGGCAGTTTATCGACCTTGCACGCATCCCACCATTCAATCTGGATAAACGATTGCACGCTCGATGTCCACTCGTTCTTATGCACACGCCGATATTCGTTCGGTAGCAATGTTCGCGCTTCACTGGCGTAATAGATTTCAGTCTGCCAGGGCAATCGTGGCGTTGTATTCCACATGCAGAACGATCTGCCGCTAACGTAAAACGGATATTCAGTGTCGGGTAAACAGTTCTGAGGCTGTACAAGGTCCTGATACATCGGCTCAAGTATCGGACTTTCGCCACTAAAACCGGCATAGGTATCGACCCATCGTTGCGACTTGCCAAACTTCAAAGGTGATAACGTGGTTTCGGTCCACATCTTGCGCGCCGCCTCATTATCGGCACTGTGCAACTCGGTAAACTCTACCATATCGTCACCACCACCGGCCTCGCCTTTGGGGTCTACCGGCACGGCCTCGATAGTGCTGCCCGTTGGGATATGAGTGAGCATGTACTTGGTTGCAGTGAACTGCTTGCCCAATCGTGGGTTAAGCGCCAGGCACATCGTTATCGCCTCGAATACACGACTGGCCGCTTGCTTGAGGTCGTTGGCAACTATTCTGAACTTGCCCTTTTTGGTATGCACACAGCGCCACAATACCACCGCACCGGCAATCGTGCTCTTTGCCGACTTCTTAATGTCGCTCCACAGCACCAGGTCGTATTTCAGTAGACCATTATCATCGACCGACAACGCCTCATTGAGCGCTGCAATCTGATGAGTGAAAAGCACAATCGGGCCTGACAATTCAGGGATATAGAACTCGTGCTGTATCCAATCGACTGCCGATAGGTCGTAATACGGATCGGCGTAATCGGTTGTCTCAGGCGTTAACCCTGTCGCGATTGTTTCGGCTAGTAAATTGAATAAAGTCGGTTTGTATGGAGTTAAGCGTTGCGGGGTCGTGAACATAGCGCCTTACCGATTGTGTTAGTGCCATAACCAGTGTCATGGCTTCTTCAGATGTTATTGTCTGCTGCATGGCAACCAATCGCTTTTGCTCTGATTCGGCCAACTTGCGCCGTTGTTCGAGTAACTGCGCTATTTCGTGCCATGCCTCGTAATCGGTCAACCCTTCGCCGATAAGCCTATCGAGTATGCGACACTGGAGAGCAACCGCGCCGTAATTCTCATCGTCCATTGCTTTTTGCAGATTGTCGTTGGCTGTTTGGGCTTGCTCCCACAATCGACCAGCTTCGCCCGTGTCACTACGTTTCAATAGCTCTGATAGTCGCGCATCACATATGGCTATCTCGTGGCGCATGTTGAGTAGCTCAGGGTCAGCTACCGATTCGTGATACTTCTCAAGCAACCCTTGAGGCAGGTATTTACTGTAGCGGCCATTCTTAAATTGAGGCGATGCAATGCCTTTGGGTGTTTTGCCACCGTGCATATAGCACACGTTCGATCCGTGCATCGCGGGTTGTTGGCAACGCTGCTTTGTACGTTTCGATTTTGCCGTACATTGTGGCATGAGGTTACTTTTTTGTCATGAGGTTAAAGCTCATCATCATTTTTGACTTACTGCCTCGTTTTGGATGTGTTAACCATTTACGCGCTGACTCAATGTCAATTAAATGCGGCGATGTGGGGTCATCCTCGCTCAAATGTGATGCTTGAAGATGCCCGCGTGCTATCTCGGCTCGAATATAAGCCATAACTGTCGCGCGTTTCCCTGGCATAAAATCAGCCAATTCGCCTGTTGTTAAAAACCGCTTCGTTTTCCAATCTTGACTCATTTCATATATCCTTTGCATAGCTAATAATCATTATAAACAAAAAACCCGCTATTGTGTAGCGGGTCGATAGTCTACGGTAGTCTATTCAGCGATCAATCTTGCGCTGGATGCTCCAATCCCTCGATATAGTGCTCTAACTCGGCAATCTTTCGTTCTAGTACCTCAATGGCGCATGAGGATAAGGCTAATCTTGTTTCCAACTCATCATTGCGCCGATGTAGCACACTCAGCGAACCTTGTTGCGCCACAATGATATCGAGGTTAACGCCGTAGTTGGCGCTGGCACACTCGATAAACGCCTCATCTGCTTCGGAGCACTCGAAAGCATCATAACCAGTTGACCATATTCCGCCATCGCCATTTTCATTTACAAAGTTAAAGGTTTTGCCGTCACGATGCCACACGCCTGGCGTCCGCGCCTTGTCTATCGCGCGCTGTTCGTCGATGGTCAGGTCTTTGGGGTTCATTTGTGATTAGCGCTCCTACGCACTGCGATATCGTGAATAACCTTCATTTGTGCCGTTTCACGTTTGGCCACAGGTTCATGATGCTTTTCCGGGAGCATGGTTGCCAACCAACCGATAAGGATAACCAATACTGCTATGGCTACACTGGCAACATATAGGCTACTCATTGCGTGCCGCACTTCGTTGTGCTATCGCTTCGCCCCTGGCAATCCAGTACGCGCGGTCAGCTTCTTGCGCGGTCATATACGCTTTTTGCACACGGGTAACTGCGTCGTTGAGCGTTTCGTCGATTTCACACGAGCTATCGTTATCCCTGCTGGACTGTGAATACAATGCCGCGCGGTGTCGGGTAGTCGCCAGTTCAATTTCACTCTCAGCGCGTAGCCATGCCTCAAAAGCATCGCGCACTGCTGGCACCTGGTCGATAGCGTAATCGCTTGTGCCGATACGCTTATCGATGATTGCTTGTAATTCGGCTTTTTTCATGCTTTGACCATCTTCCTATCTGGCAATTTCCTAGATAAATCAAAACTATCCAACCATTCGGCAGTTGCCTCTAAAACATCTGCGATATTCGATTCGTTGTATCCAAACTCAATCAGGATATTCATGGTTAACTCACTGGGATTGTCCACTTCCTGACAAACCAATGCGGAAACCAACTCCTTGGCAAAAAGCGCCTTTTGCTTTTTGTTCACGATTCACTCCTAGAGATTACAAAATAAGTTGACCACATCGACCAGGCGGTTAATATGGTTATGAGAACAAACTACGTTGCGTTAAACCTGGTGCTACCTCCTGATCTGCCATCGGATCGGCTTGTTGTAATCGCTTGTTGGCAATGGCGATGTATTCTGCGCTTAGCTCGCTACCAATAAAATTTCGCCCCAATCTACGCGCGACAAACCCAGTTGTGCCGCTGCCCATAAACGGATCGTAAACTATACCGACGGGTGGGCAGGATGATAAAATCATCGGTTCGATCAACGCCTGGGGAAATGTGGCAAAATGAGCCAACGCGTTTGGTTCTGACGCAACTGTCCAGACAGATCGGCGATTGCGGCCGCCCGGAACAACTATGTACTTAGTCATCGCACTGTTAAAGCCGCGATTGCTCCGATTGTATTTTCTGTTTGTGGTATCGGTTTTGGGTGACGAACCCTCACCGCGGCTGTGCGTGTTGCCGGTTTGTGGCTCTCGAACAGCATCCGCGTCATACCAGTAATTCTGGGATTTCACGAACATGAAGCAGTATTCATGCACTTTGGTCGGCCGGTCGGCTACCGATTCCGGCATAGCGTTGGGTTTATGCCAAATCACATCGCTGCGCAGTATCCAGCCGACATCCATTAGGGAAAAAGCAAAGCGCCAGGGTATACCTAGCAAACTCTTGCCCGGGACGCCGGTGTATCGTCGATTACGGACATGGCCTAGCGCGGAGTTTTCATTCAGATACTGTTGGTATCCGGATGCTACACCGCCCCATTTGTTGTCATAGGCATAGCTGTCGCCCAAATTCACCCACGCCACACCGTCGGATCGCAAAACCCGTTTGATTTCGGTGAACAGCTCAGAGAGTTTGGCGATATACGCGGCTGGTGTTTCCTCTAAGCCGATTTGCCCAGCTACACCATAATCGCGTAACCCGAAGTATGGCGGTGATGTGACCACGCAGTTAACTGACTCCGCTGGTAGCGTTTTGGCAAACTCAAGCGCATCGCTTTGTACAATCGTGTTCAGGTTCATTGAAAAATTCTCATGTGAGAAAAACTAAGCACTTAACTGCTCTACCACCTGATCCCAGTTGACCATCTCGCACGCCTGGTCAAAATCACTGCCGCTGACCATTTCCTGTTGTGCCAAATGGTGAAGTTGTAGCGAGTTAATCAAATCGCCTTCCAGTTCGCTTGCTGGCAATCCTAACGCCTGATTGCTCTGTGCGTACTGCTGAACTTCGCCGACAATGTTATGGTCTGTGATCAGGCCGATGATGTATCGTACTGCGTTCATGATTTGTTGCTCCTGTTGCCTATCTCGATTGAATGATTACATTATATATAGGGCGCGCGTCTATGTCAATACCCTAATCTAATCAACTTTACGTGGCTTATGCGTCAATATCAGCACGATAACCGCAACCCACAGCGCCACGGCTATCACGGCGATGACTTCCATTACGATAGATTTCATTTTATGCTCCAAACTCTACGCTGATAAAGATTGTCCCAAGCAGTTACGTAGTTCGGGAAAGATAAACGCAGTATCGTTTCAGGTATATCTTTTCCTTGTACGGTATAACCACCCTTCGCCAACTGAATCCAGCGCTGACCATCGAAGTATTGACCATGTTTAATTTTTTGATGGATGTAATTGCCATCAGCAGATTGCACGTCCAAATAGCGCGCTAACTCCAATTGGTTCTTTGGGCTTCCGCCCAGAGCGTGAACAGGCCAGCCAACGAACTCCCCCACGAATAAATCAGTACCGCCGTGACTGGTGGGCACTGAATAACCTAACCGCACTTCTTTACCGTTTATCGTTTTCATACCATTATCGGTTAGATATGCGATGCTACGTGAGCATTTAGGGATGATAATCACTACATCGGCAAATGCTGAGGCTTCTTCTGCCCATTCTAGCACTTCAGAACGTTGATCCCATCGCTCCCAATCCAACACTGTGGCCAAGTGCGGTTTGTGTATTTTGAGCAACGATAAATATTCTTCACGGTTGGGTTTCTTCCAATTTTGATCCGCAAAGTAAATATCATTGAAGTACACCTTGTTAGGGAGTTGTGTGCCGACTTCGATATACTCCTTGGCAATTTGGCCATATTTCTCGTTATCAGCACAATAGATGATATCGGTCACTTACTGCTCTTTTCTGCCAGGTCCACTTCGACCGTGAATCTTGCTTCTGGCCTAATGACAAAATCGACAGTGATACCCAATGCATCAGCAACGCGTAACAACGTTTCAATGGTCGGTACTGTGCGGCCAGAGAAAACATCGTACAGGTAAGCGGTTGACACTCCACTGCGCTTTGAAACTTCCATAACTGACAACTTCTGGCGCTTGCGGAAATCGCCCATAACATAGCCGATATGTTGCGCCAGTTCTTTAGGTGTCAATGCCATTGTGTTATTCCTTTCCGCTCATCAACAGGGGTATTTGAGCCATAAAATCGGCGTTAGTAGCTTGGCTGACTGTTTGTCCATTATCCAATAGCATGTAACCGAAAAATGCGTTTCGAGCGCCTAAGAATTTAGCAGAAACAACCCGCGCTTTTATATCATGATACAGGGCAGTTGCTGATTGAATTTTTGCCGCTTTGTCCTTACCGAGTTTCGATTGCAGCACTGGCCAAATCACCTTGTACAGTTCATTGCCAATGTTGAACGAAAGCATAAAGGCCGCTCGACCTGTTGCATCAGATCCAAACGCCTCAGCGTTGATCTTGCCATTTATGCCGATGATCTCAGCCTTAGCGCGATCTATCCATGTATCCGCACTAGATTGCGATGTTTGAAAATACGGCACATCTTCCGCATATACCGTTTTAGGTGTCAAGGTCATGCTTTACCTCCTCTTTTACCTTTTCTCGCACTTTTTCCGTTGCCTTAACCGCCTCGACCAATGCGCTAATCATTGGCGTTAATGCTTTTATCAGTCGTGTCTGTTCGCTGTCTGACAATGCCTCAGCACGTCGCCAGACCTCACGCGCTCGTTTATCGCCAAAATCCTGAAGGATAATCGCGGCAACGAATAATGTCATAGTCGCTTCGTATTCATCCATTTTGGTTATTCCAATCCCATAGCCCCTGCTGACCACGGGCAACGATTGGTTTATAAAGCTCTATAACGTTATCGATTTGCCAAGCAAAGCGACCATAAGCGAAATATCCCAGCGCGGATTCCTGTTCGGTCAGATCGTCTACGAATTTAGATTCTGTATGGTAAACATTCGTCAATTCACCTATGGCAACAATCGATCCGCGCGGGAAGTCGGTGATCGTAAAACCCGGCACGATGTGGGCCTGCATAACCTTTAGTGTCCAGTATTCGAACGCGTCCCATTCACGTCGTTTCGCCGATTCTTCGGGTGTCGGTTTCCTTCCAATCCAGGGCGCAATCCGTTCGGCGAAATCCTCAAGCACTTCCATTGACTTACCCGCGTGTATCGCAATCGGACCACGATAAGGCGTTGACCATGAGCGGGTTTCGTAGCGTTTCTCTCCCCACGCGATTAATGATGCGTAAGGCTGATGAATGGTGATTGCCTTGATCAATGGCATGATTAATCGCTTTCGGCCGGGTTAATGGCCTGGTTTACCGTTGGCAGTGCATCGGCATTATGGTCGATTATTGATTCGTAATGCGCGCGGGCTAACTCCTGAGCATCCGCCAACGTCGCACGGTCGCCTATCGTTTCTATGCAACTGTTACCCTTGGCGTATCCTACAGAGTAGAACGTTTTGTAGTCCTCATCATCATCGGGATAGATGACATAAAAGCACTTCTCTGCCAGGCCATAGGCGCGCCACGGTGCGTTATCAGGATTGTCCCAGCGCAGGCCATAACGTTCTTCGTTAAGGCGCTGGTTGACCGCCTCAAGTTGCGCGATGCGTTCTTTAGCATTGAACAATACCCCTAACATGCCGCGGTTAACATTAATCCAATTGGTTATCTCGTTTTTATCCCGTGTTGAACTTTCCAGCAGGATCTTGTTAGCGCTTTCAAGTCTGGCAACTTCGCCATTTGCATTGTCGAGTTGCTCCAACAAAGCGCGGTTAGTCTGGCGCAGTTCGGTGTTCTCAACTTGCAATCGAGGAACGTTATTAGCCTGGTTGATTGCATCCTTTAATTCGATACGTTGCCTTTCGTTGATACGCTCCAAATGCGCAATACGTAATTGAAGTTCTTCCCATTCGCCTACTTCGCTCATGATCTCTCCTGTGCTTTTATTTTGAAAGTTACTTACTATCTGGATACTGTTACAAACGCGTTAGGGTGTTCTTCGCAAGCAGTTAAATACTGTTCCAACCACACTATAAAATGGTTGTAACTTCCCCAACCGTTATTAGGATTGAACTGCTGGTAATGCTCTGGATCTGCTTTGAGTCGCTCTATACCGGCGCGTAGTGGTTCGATCAGCTGACTAGCCGTTGTTATTCCGTGCTCGTCTGGTCGCCAAACAATATCGTATAGTCCAGCAGCGTCAGCCATTTTTCTCAAATTGTGCGTAACATTAGCGCTGTAAACGTTGGTTGGGATCGTTTCCTCTAGATAAACATCAAGGCTCATGATTTACCCTTCCGCGCTTTGTAATCATCCCGCGCTGCCTGCTTTGCCGTCGCCAGGCTTTCGCAATTCGTTACGACTGCCTGACCGTTGCAGTTCACGCTGAAGTTATTGCCCTTGGCGATGATGACATACCGTGTCGCGTGGTCAGCGTCCCATGTTGAGCGATACGCGGTGATGTAGTGCCACTCGTCGCGTATCGGGACTACGTTAGGTTGATCCATCCTTGTTACTCCTGTTTCGTGTGCTACCATAAATTATAGCGCTTTTTACTACAGAGTCAATGTTATTACCGTAATCCCATCATGACATACTTTGCCAGCAGGTTAAACTGCTCAGTTAAAAACGCTGGCAAAAGCTCAATCGGAATTTCTGCGATAATGTGCTCATCATTACGATAGAGCCACAACATCTGAGCATGACCGTAGGCAAAAACAACGTTTCGTTTTTCCTCCTCATCCATATCAGCGCTTATGAATGTCTTGATATCGACTATCCCTTGTTCGTAAAACACAGCAAGGATTGATTCGCGTATCTCTCTTGAACTCTGTTCATTGATTTCCATTTTGTTATTCTCCGGTCAAATTGTGATATTCGAGATCATCTAAACGATTATGCGGTTTACTGTGATACACACGGACTACGCCGGTATGGCCTTGGCGATGTTTGCGGATTATCAACTCAGTTTGATTAGGCTTTTCAGTGTTTTCGTTGTATTGAGAATCGTCGTAAACCATTATCACAATATCGGCGTCTTGCTCAAGCGACCCGCTTTCCTTCAGATCAGATAACAATGGTCGCTTATCGGCGCGATCCTCACACTGGCGATTAACCTGAGCAGCCAAAACCACAGGACAATTCAATTCAATACACAGTATCTTAGCTCGACGACTGATATCGCCCACAGCCTCAACACGATTACCGCTTCTAAATTCAGGGGTATCTATGAGTTGCGCATAGTCCATCAACACGAGATCAAGCGGTTTTTTTGCGTGTAGTGCTCTGCATTTGGTCTCGATTTGCCGAATGGATAAACTCGATTGATCCTCGAATGTAATTGACCACGTTTCAACAGTTTTTATCATCGTTGCCAAACGTGACCATTCCGAATCAGTTAAATCACCGCGCTCAAGCCGATCCGATGCTATCGCCAACTCAGAAGCTGCAATTCTCCTGAACGATTCTTCTGTGGTCATCTCTAACCCAAAGTAGGCCACATTAGCGCCATCTCGCGCGCCATGCCTGGCTAACTCAGTAAGCAATACGGTTTTTCCATGACCAGGACGACCGCCAACCACGAGTAAACGTCCGCGCTTCAAGCCGCCATTGAGCATTGCATCTAATTCGGTCAAACCGGTTCGCAATCCGCGCGGTTCTTTTTTATGTTCGTAGGCAAATTCAGCAGCATCCCAAACCTGTTGAATCGCGCCAACTGCATTAACAATGGTCGATTTAGGTTGATTCTCTTGAGAGAGATTGTGTAGGATTTCTAACGCCTTATTCATGGCGTCGTGAACCAACATATTCGATTGCGCCATTCGCATGATCTCTTCGCCGATTGACATTAACTTGCGCTTGAGAGTTGCACGCTTCAACAACTCGGCATAAGCGTCTAAGTTGGCACCAATAGATAATGTCAACAATCTCGTCAAGTAAGCATCTCCGCCAATATCATCGAGATCTTTTCTCGCTTCCAACTCATCAGACAAGGTTAAATTATCAATGTATTGACCATGCTCTTGCATCATTTTCATAGCCTGCCATATTTTGACATGGCGAAGAAAAAAGAAGTCATCATCGTTCAAGCGCGTTAATTTGTTAATCAAATCGCCGTCACCGATAATGCCGCCTAATATCGCTTCTTCAGCTTGCGCGCTATGTGGCACAAGGGTTTCGTTGGGTATTGATTCGTTTTCTTGCCATCGGTTGCTATCCGATTGGCGAATATCAATATCATCGTTGTTCATCTTTTACCATCCTTTTTTGGTATTCACGTTCAACCATAATGCCACGCAGTTGTCCAGGGGTTATCCATACACCTGGTATATCAGGATGTTGTACTAATGTGGGCTTGCTGAAATTAGCAGTTGTTTTGGTCGCCTTGAATTTGCGATAATGATCTGCTACTTTTCCGGCATCACGAGGGGTCGATATATCTGGATACGTTGCCTTATACCACGTCACGAAGTCACGCACGCTATCACCTGTAACGGTGCCGTCTATTGTGTCTAGCTCAGTCCTGATGGACTTGATACGCTTTACCTCATTGGCACCCATCGAGGTCCCTTTAACAATGCCGAACATCTCAAAAGCCACTGCATAGAATACGCCGGTCATGCGCTCGTCATAGGCACGTTTGTCGGCTAATTCTTCTGCCGTCAACTCCGGTTTTTTGTCTTTAAGGGGGGTTTTCGGAACAGGGGGTTTCTGGTTTGTTCCAGATCCTGATTCACTAACAGCATGCTTGCTATCACTCCCCGTTACTGCACCTGTAATTGCGATATCCGATTTAGGTGCTGCATCGCTTGTCGATGCAATATTCTCTCTGTTGTTTTCTCTCTCTGTTGTAATGTACGTGTTTGCCGTATACGGAAGAACCGCATACGGCGAATCCGTATACGGCTCTAATTCGTATGGGACTTCGTAAATGGTGTAGATAACACCTGTAACTTGCTGTGTTTTCTCATCGCGTAAAGGATCTGTTCGATGGATATAGTGCGCATCAATCAGTTCTTTAAGAATCGAGTACACCTTATCGCGTCCGCATTTTTGTTCGAGGTCTTTTGGTTGCAGTACCCAATCCTGTGGTTTACTGAGCAAATAGGTCAACAATCCACGCGCTTCCCAGGATAATGTTCTATCCTGAGGCATTGCAAATCCGAGAATAAACGACTTGACAGT